ACTACACCACCAAAATCCTTTGCTTCAAATAGTTTATCTTTCTTTGTATAAAAATCTAGTTCTTCCCATATTAATTTTAACTCATCTTCATTGTAAAAATTACGAAAGATAAGATGTGGAAATGGACTAACAAAAGCGTCTGCAACTAAATCTTCTATCATGGTTCTTGCTGAATCATTCCCCATGAAGTGACAATGTATTTTACACCTCCTAAAGGTGGATTACCTCTGTGTGTATGGGTAAATCCAGCTGGAAAGATAAGAACATCTCCTGTTACTGCATTCTCTCTACGTTGTTGATATAAGAATTCTGTCTCCCCTCCATCAAAATCATCATTCAAATATAATTGAACTACAAACTGTCTTAATGATGTCTCTACACTACCATTTTCAAAATGCCAAGCATGAAATCCACCTCCAGCAGGTATTTTCTTTAATTTGACATCATGCAACAAAAATTGTCTTAAACCCAATACACCAAATGCCTCCAGATACTCATCTACACAAGGTTTAAATTTTGGTAATACTTCACCAGCGAGTCTGCTTGATGCTGAAAAATTATAGTTATGAGTAACATTAACATCCTCATGATCCATTCTATTTAATTTCGTTTTATTATAGAATAGTAGATGATTATCTTCAAAAAATTTAAGACCCTCTAATATTTGAGTACAATCTTCTTTTGAAAAGGCACCACTATATCTTCTTATCAAATCACTTTCAAAAGCCATAATTTAAAATCTTGTGGTTTTATTATAGCATATCTATTACTTCTGGCAAGATACGATATTCTTCTCGTTGTATTCTCTTAGTTAAAGTATCTACAGTATCATCCTCAAGTATAGGAACCTTTGCCTGTTTAATTATATCTCCTGCATCTAATTCTTCATTTACATAATGAACTGTACATCCAGTGATTTCCTCACCAGCATCTATTGCTTGTTCGACAGCATGCAATCCCTTATACTTTGGGAGTAGTGATGGGTGAACATTTATAATTTTATTTGGAAAACTATCCACAAATGCTTTTGATAATATCCTCATATATCCTGCAAGAACGATCAGATCCACTCTAGCCCATTGAAATTCATTTGCTATTTTTATTTGTTCATTACTATGAAAATATGCAGCTGGAACACCCCACTTTGCTGCTCTCTTCATTGCTCCACAATCCTTAGTGTTGTATATCATCAGTACAACTTCATGGTTCCAGCACGATTTAATAATATTTTCAAAATTTGTTCCGTTACCAGAACACATAACACCAAGTCTTTTTCTCATTGAACACCAGTTGCAGTGGTTGATCCCCTTCCATTTAATGAATTGGTTGGGTCATTTATTGTAACAGATATTCCTGAATTTCGCCTAATTGCTGCACCTGTTGGGCCTCTACCACCACCAGCACCTGTTCCTGCATTACCAGATCCATTACCACCTGCATCTGATAATTCGTTGCGAGATCCACCATCTCCACCAGTTCCACCGATTGCTTCATTACCATTATTTCCTCCTGCACCACCTTCTCCAAAGGTCTCACCATCATTTCCTGCGTTTCCACCATTAGCACCTCCTGATCCACCAGAGCCAGGAATATTACCTGCACCTCCAGGCCTACCTGCACCACCTCCACCTCCACCACCAGAGGCAGGTCTTCTACTTTTACCCCATAATCCAGATCCATCTTCATCATAGGCACCACCGCCACCGCCGCCACCACCGTAGCCAGCAGAGATAACACCTGAACCAGTAATATTAACAACAGTTCCACTATACTGAACACCTAATCCTGAAGTTCCAGCACCACCATTACCACCAGCACCAGATCTTGGACTACCACCAGCACCACCCCAGCCACCAGCACCTTGTATCCTTCCACCATTTGCAACATCAATCTGCAATTGTGTGCCAGATTCCCATGATCCTGTTCTGAACGCACATGTTCTTTGATCATGTAATGAATTTGCTTGTCCTTGAGTGCTTACATTATCTATATTTCGTTTTACATGAATATGTACCTTTGTTCCACTAGAATTATTGGGTCTTGTTCTATGACCACCAATAGTTGCTACATGAGCATCACTACCTATAGATCCATTAGAGTTGTAACGATCTCTTGCTATAAGTCTAACTCCACCAGCAGCTGCGGCTGACCAAAAATTAACAACTGTTTGTAATCTAGTACCCCTAAAACTACCCATAGTTATCGCATTTGATCCTGTAGCAACTGAACCGCCACCGTCAATAGAAGAAAATGACAATTCACCAACTTGTTGTGGATAATTACCTCCACCTGCTATAGTTCGATAACCCCCTAAACTAAAAGTTGAATTACCAGTAGTGTAACCATATTCATTTGCAATTTGACTTGCACTTATTGATCCTGATGAAGATAAAGCCATTACTTTTTAAGCTCCTCTATTTCTGCTTTGAGATCCTTAATCGCTTCGATTAAGAGTGGTACGACCTTTTCATACTGAACTGTGAGATACTCATCACTTGCTGGTGCAGTCTTCACTGCTTCAGGTAAGACTTCCTGAAGTTCTTGAGCAAATACACCTGCATATCTGGTATTAGTATCTAGTCCTAAATTGCCAGCAGTTTCATTATGTTTGTATGTGAATCCATTCAATTTCAATACCTTGTCGATTGCATTTTCAATAGGTTCAATATCAGTCTTCAATCTCTTATCAGAAGCAAATGCAGTGACATCACCTGTGAATGATCCAGAACCAGATACACTAAGGTTTCCATTAACTTGTAAAGCCTCTGAAATTGTTGTGGTTGAACCACCACCGTTAATTGTAAGGGAACCAGTAGAACTGACTGTATTTCCAGATAGAGTAACACTACCACCAGTTAGAGAAGATGCACTAAATGTTCCACTAATACTTAAGTTAGCACCAACATTAACATTACCTGCAAGAGTGGTTGTACCACCGCTTGACTCAATAGTCAAATTACCTGATGTGCTTTCAATCTTGTTGCCATCTAATCTTACATTGTCAGCGTTAACTCTGGTGAATGAACCAACTGCTGCGGCACTTCCACCAATGGTTGCTCCATCAATAGTACCACCATTAATATCAGCTGTGTCTGCGACTAATGAATCTATATTCGCAGTGCCATCAATGAATAAGTTGTTCCATTCTAATGATGATGTACCTAGATTTCTATTACCATCACTGCTAGGGATTAAATCACTATCAAATCTACCTGTTACTGTAACGGTATCTGATGTTGCATTACCTAGATCTACATTACCATTTGCAATAAGTCCAGCAGTAACGGTTAAATTATTTCCAATGGTAACATTATTTGGAAGTCCAATAGTTACCTTGTTGGTGCCTGTTGCAGTTTCGATTTCATTTGTGGTTCCTTCAATATCTAAAATTTCAGTTGCTAAATTAATAGCCTGATTCGTTCCACTATCTGCTGAAACAGCCAACTCAGTTACTATACCACCAATCTGAGAACCAACAAGTGCTTTAATAGATTGCTGTGTTGCCAGTGCTGTTGCATCGTTTGATGCGAAATTGTCTTCATCAAGTATCTTATCTACAGTTACACCCGATGCACCCTTGAAACTAGCAAGTGTTGCTAGACCAGTGGTTTGTAGAGTTGTAAATTTACCTGTGCTGTGTGAATTTGCACCAATTGGTGTTCCATCAATCTCTCCACCGTTAACGTCAATTTCATCTAAGACAACAGAACCACCTGAATTTGTAGCGTCTATTGCATTACCATCTATCCTGATATTATCAACATCAAGTCTTTGTGCAGAAAGATTACCTGCAACTGATAATGCAGCGTTAACTTGAACGTTATTTGTTTGAGAATCAAGTTTTAAATCACCAGTGTCAGTAGTGATAGTGTTTGCGTCAGTTGTACCAATATCAACGTTAGCAATATCAAGACCACCATTGAAATCAACAGTATGGTTGAATGTTACCGTTCCATTAAATGTATGTGCATCACTAGAAGCATCACCAATGGTTGTGTTACCCTCAAGAATTGAAGTCCCCTGTACGTTTAAGTTTCCACCAATATTAGCATTTTTCTCAATACCAACACCACCTTCAGTTCTTATGGATCCAGTATCCTTACTATCCGAATCTAAGGTAGAGTTAATTTGGAACTCATTATTTAATTTAAGAATACCATCAACGGTTATCTGATCACTAATTCTAACTAACTTATTGAATGTAACTGGGCCATCAAACTGTGAAAGAATTGTGTTTGATTTACCACCCTCAACAACTAATCTCTCTTTGATAATTACTTCATCAAAGATAACTGATAGTCTTGATGGATCTTCACCTGTTACAGTTGGAATTGGTGCATCAAATGTTCTTTCCTGACCAGTTGCAGAACTAACTCTCTTGTTACCAATGAAGAAGTCACCTCTGTTGTTCATACCAGTGTAAACAACAGTACCACATGATCTCTCTTGTGATTGTGTTAAGAACTCTTCACGTTCTGATAGTGTTCTGACCTGAACCTGTGGTAGTGCAGTTGAATAGTTACCGGGCCCAAATCCAAGATATTCAAATGTATGACCAGATGCACGAATGATAGATGGTCTACGGAATTCAAGTGCTCTTGGTTTAATCTTTCTAACTGGTTCTCCAGATAGATGTGCTTGTTGTGGAGTTCCAAGTGCAGATCGAATAACCTTAATAGTATTACCACCTGTAACACTGGTACTCTTCACCCTCATTATCTCATCACCAGCCTGTAGATAAGAACCGATTGGGAATCTCGCACCTATACCTGCTGTTGTACCAGCATTTGGTAATGTAAGTGAAATTTCATCTAGACTTCCAGAGTTAGCATTTGCTGCTAGGAAGAAGAAATCATTATCATAGAAACTTATTCCTCTTGATCCAAGGTTCTCTTTTTCCTTATCAGAGATTGGAGTTGCTGATGCTAAACCGTCTGGAAGAATGAATTTAGGACTTGGTAATGCATTTGTAGTGACAGCAGTAAATGATGTTGCAGATACTTTTGTTTTTACAGTGAATATTCCAAGATTATTATTATTTGCATCAGTTACCTGAAACTTCTGACCACTTACAAGTCCATGTCCAGAAACTGTAGTGAATGTAGTTACTGTATTACTAAAACTTGGTGTTCCATTAATATTAATAGATGGGCCAAGGTTAACTACATATTGATCAATTTGTGGACGTGCAGATGTTGCTGTCAATGCAACTGCTACTTTTGTGGTAGATGGAATATGATCGATTTTATAAAGTGCGTCATTCGCAGTTCCAACACCAGTTATATTAACTACATCACCTATGTTTGTAGAAATACCTGATGAACCATGAGCATTAGTTATTGTAAGTTTTGCAACTGTGGTGCCAGATGTTCCTCCAATAAATTGCCTATCAATGTCAAGTGTTTCTGTTGTATATGCAGATCCACCTTCTGTGACCGTAGCAACACCAACTGTGCCACCAGAAATTATGACAGTTGCTCTCGCACCATGCCAATCAGTAGTCCCTGAATTAAATAATTTAATATTATGGAATGTGCCATTTGTTAAATTAGCACCTGCTTGACTTATCGTACCATGTTTAACTCCACCAAATCCATGAGGCCTATCAAATGTGATAGTAGCAACACCAACATTAGTTGCTGTAAATGCTGTTGATACACCTGTTATTCTTCTAGCATATCCAAAATCCTTTAGGATTTTATCTGTGGTTTCCCTAGTGATACTCTTCTTAAGGTCATCTGTTGCAACATCACCAAGTGGGTTACGTTTTGCAAATGATACAGATGATTGTGGATTAGAATCATTATTATCTCGATCTAATTGAGGATACAAGTCAACAACATTCTGTCCATACTTAATATCTGTAAATTCCTCACTAATTGCATTGTCTGCATGCAAGACAAATAAATGATAGATACCATCCTGAGTATCCTTAATGAATGGAGTTATTGTTTCATTTCTATAAATGTAGAGATTACTCTTCAAATCATTCCTTTCAAATCTAGGAAGTGTTATAGTCTTAGAAGCATCAGTTGTTGTATCACTTGTAAAATTACCTATTGAGTGAGTAACTCCTTCAGTATCTTGAGCACTATATGTAAATGTTTTATCATCTACCACTGTTGCAACAGTGAATGATCCATTGAATCCTTTATCAAATTCACCTGTTGATGTTCCATTTACATCATTATCCTTACAGTTCTTAACAAATATTCTTTCACCAACTTTCAGATCATGAGGTGCAACTGAAACAACAGTAACTACATCAGATGCTTCAGAAGCTGTACTAATAAATCTTATATTACGTTCAAAGTCATAATCATTTTCATTTAAGTTCTGTAAGATCTTAGAGTTATCTGATCTAATACCTGTTGTACTAGACTCCTGTAGAATAAATCCTTCCTCTGGATTCTTAGCATTTTTACTTTCTTTTGGTACAACAACTCTTAACTTATAGATTTTCTCATCAAGAGATCTTTCATCAGGAGTTCTTGTTATAAATCCAGCAGGAGTATTAAGTCCTAAACCACTAAATCCTGACAAATTGGTGGTTGACGCTGTAGGCCCTAACTTAATAATACTTGTTTGGATGCCACTATTAGCATTTACAGTAAGATACCATCCACCAACAACTGATATAGCACCAGCACCATCACCAAAGTCAACGTTATGTGAGGTGGCATCAAATTGTAAAGGAGATCCTATGTCACCAGCATCTTTATCAGATACACGACTCTCAATTCTAAGTTTAGTTCCACCATGAACTATCAGAGGGATATCTAAATCTGCATTTGTTTTAGATGATGCTAATTGTATTTGATTACTTGGTGCACCAGCAATTACTATCGCAAAGTAAATTGTATTCTCTGTTAGATTTTCTGGAAGATCTGCATCATCACTTAAAATTCTAACCTTTTCACCAGTAGTTAATTGGTGTGTACCTATGACAAATGTATTATTCGTTGGGCCAGAAGTTACCTTATATTTTTTAACACTTGAAACCTCTCCAGTACTAGCAGATGGCACCTGCATACGAATGGTTGCCTCTGTTATTGCATAATTTTCAGTACTAGCATTTGTATTTGTGAAATCAACAAATAATCTATCACTTGTAGCAGCACCGACACGATAACCTTGAACAGTTGTTGGTGGTACATTATCTAACGTATCAAATCCAAATAGATACAGGCGATTATTAGCATTAATATCTGCTGTTCTTGCAACGTCAAGTCTCTGCCAATCAACGTTTGTGCTGGTTGATGTTATTTCTTTTGGTGCAATGACTTGAGTTATGAAAGCAGCATCATCTTTTGCAAATGCATCTTTCTTAAATCCATCACAAGCAATCGCAAACTGACCGAAGTTAGAGTTAGAGTTAGTAACTGAAGCATCAGCACCTGTCTCTGCATTGAAATGCTTATTAAATCCAATAGCAAATACAGATACAATCTGCATAACTGCATCATTGGTCAATCTAATATGCTGTGTCTCAAATCCTTTACGATATACAGCATCAGAATCTAAGTGGAATACCTGTGTTGCATCCTGCGAAGATGATAAGGTAGATAATTCAGATCCAGTTGATGCAGTTGGGGGTAAAGTTATTCCTTTATAAGTTCTAGAAACTTTATCATACTTAACAAAACAACGGTCATCCTTTTGAAGTGAGATCGCAGTAAACTGAGCAACAACCATTGAACGGAATCCAGTGGCTTTATTACCATCAGCAAGCATACCGTTCATACCATATACTGAACGCAATGATATGTTAAAGATATATGGTGATGCACCTGATACAGTGTCAGTTTCAATGGTTACAGTTCCAGATGCTGAACTTGGATTTGGATCTATATCATCAGGAACAAATGGAAGTAGATAAGTAAATGTTCTTAACCCAGTTACACTCTGAACTTTTGCTGAGATATTATACCTAATATCACCAATACCTTTTACCTTAATTGGTGTTCCAGTTGTAAGTGTATGATCTGCTGTTGTGGTAACAGTAATAATTGAGTTTGGTGTTGAACCATCACCAGATTTAATTGATGCAATGTTAATTGGGTCTGACGCAAAAGCACCAACAATTTCAAATTCAGGTCTTTGAGCTGCAAATCCAGTAGAACTAAGAGGGAATCTATCTTGTGCAAGAATCTCTCTATCAGGAACCTTGTTAAATGCGTTTGATAACTTACTATAGTAAATTGCAAGATCAGTTAAAGCAAAACGATCATCAAGGTTTACACCATCTGCATACTCAAAACAAGTAAGTTTATGGTGAGAAAAAGTTGGTTTTGATCTATTTGCTGTAGAGAAATCAGAACTGTCTGTAAATACCAATCCAGATTCATCTCCATCAAAGATAGAGAATTGCCAGAAGTAACATGTACCAGTAATCCTGAATAACGCACTTGTAGATACTCCTGTATCTGTAGGGTTTGGAACATACTTTGGTCTTATCTTTGTCTTTCTTAAATCTAGTCCAACAAGTGATGTACCACGAGGAACAATTACACCACCATGAATACTATTAAACTTGTAAAGGATATTATCTTCTTGTGTTAAATCAAATACCGAAGTTAAGTTAAGCGATAAAGTTTCTGATGCTGTAGTTTGTGTGCCATTTGATCCTGATCCATCAGGTGCTACTGCCTTTGCTACACCACCTACATTTTTTATACCAAAACCAGGCCTATTATCTACAGGATGTTCTCCGGGAAAAAGTAATATTGTGGTCTTCTCGATTAAATCGTTATTATTTCCTTCTAGGTACGAAAATCTAGCAGATTCAAGTAGGGCTCTTTGAATCGTTTTGAAGGGTTGTGCTAATGAATTACCCTGATTTGAAACACTATCCGTTGCGTCTATGTCATTCGGATTTACATAGAGAATTCTACCCTCGGTGTTCTTTATAAAATTCTCTAACTTATTGAGAGGCATCGCTTATCTACAAAATATGTCTTCTTTCTATTTATCGTCTTTTTCGTTCTGGATTTCAGCACGAATCTCTGCTTTTCTCGCTGCTGCTTTTGCTGCTGCTTGCTTTTGCTCAGATTTTCTTTGAATTAAATCTTTAGTTGCAATATCTCCAGAGTGAACTTTTCTTTCAGGTTTTTTGACTTCTCTGGGTTCTGAATCTTGTTTAAATTTTGCGACAGCAGCTTTTTGCCTGTCACGAAGTGCTGCTACCTTATCTACATCTTCTGCAAATTGATTAAACTTTTTCATTGGAATCTGATGTTGGTTTTTTTCTAGTTCTAGTTTTTCTTTTTCTTTTAGTTTTTGGTTTAGTAACTATATCTGAATATTCTATCTCATCTTCTAATAAGAAATCATGACATACACCTAGTACATCCATAAATTCTTTCGTTGAATCACATTGCACTATTTGGCTATGTCCTTGATCACTAACTATACGAAAAGTACGTTTACATACATCAATAACTACACTATCAACGTAGGCGTTGTCATGCATGGACAGTCTCCCATTTCAAGTATCATAACATATATAGGTAATTTTGTCAACCTCACCAAGGGAGTGCCTTATCTGTAGTAGTACGGTTGTCAAATGCAATCAATTCATTAATTCTAGATATATTACTAGCCTTAACCTTAGAAGTAGAAATACCTGAAGAAACCCATCCAAGAACAGCACTCTCAGTTAAATCTTCATATACCACAAATCCAGATGTAGAAGTAGTAATGCCAGATGTTGTTAAAGTAAACTCTTCAACACCCTCCCATTTATATTTTGAAGGATTAGAATCATCACTAGAGGATATATTAACTTTTACTATACCAACAATATTATCACTATTAGCAGTAAGAACCTCCATTAAAGTAACTGTATTTGTATGTGTTATAGCCATAATTCAATTAATCTATAAAATTATTTAGGATAAGGTGATCATTTACTACAACATAATCCAAATCGGTTTTATTTAATATATCAACAGCGTTAGATATTGTAGATAGTATAGGTTTACCCCTAGTATTGAATGAAGTATTCAATAATACATTCGTATCAGAAATCTTACCAAACTCAGTAAGTAACTCATAAAAATGTGAATGAGATTCTTCTGTCACAGTCTGAAGTCTTGCTGTGCCATCAACGTGTGTGATAGATGGAAGAGTATTTACTTTAACCTTAACAGCAAAACTCATGTACTCCATGTTTTCAAAATCTCTAGATTCAAAATACTTATGAACATCTTCTTTCTTACAGAAAGGTGCGAAGGGTCTGTATGATTCCCTATGCTTGACTTTAGAATTTAATATGTCCTTCATATTAGCAATATTAGGGTCACATACAATCGAACGATTACCTAATGCACGAGGCCCAACTTCCGAATCACCATAGATCAATCCTATTATTTTACCATCCTTTAGTAATCTAGCAATATCTTTCTTAGTAACTTTCTTAGTTTCATAATCCTTTAATTTATCCCTATCAAGTAATGGTAATCCATTATATGTGACATCAACTCTCTCTTTCGGTGTCTGATAACAAAACATATGTCCTAATGATAATCCACCATCATGAGGATTGGGTGGAACATATACTTCTCTCTTATACCTGTCCTTTATCTTCTCATTAATAATAACATTCAACGCACATCCACCAGTAACTATCAATGGTATATTAGAATGATACTTATCCAATTCTTCAAATAATATATTCTCAAGAGTTTTTTGTATTGTTGCTGCAAGATTTTTGCCACCATTTCCATCATAAAAAATTCCATTGTTTATCTTATCTAAAATCTTCCCATCTCTTGTTATAAAAAATTGACGAAGATGTGGTAACATTTTTTCTTTTACAGTTCCATATCCAGCAAGTCCCATCAATTTACCAGCATAAGATCTTCTAGTTCTACTTCTTTCTGTAATCTGTTTAATTAAAGATGCACTTTTCCAATAACCCATACCCATATTAATTGGGATCTTATCTAATAAAGTTACTCCATTAGGATTTCCTGAATAAAAATTAAAATATTCATGTTCTCCACCACCATCATAAGATAATATTAAAGCCTCTTTGTAAGGTGACTGATAAAAAGCAGAGTATGCGTGTGTGTAATGATGATTAGTAAGTGTTAGATACT